GATGAAGAATACACAATGAATTTTAACGGACCATTTTTACAAATCCCAATTAAATGATAGACTACGAAGAAGGAGTAAGCAACTGCTGCGGAGCAAGAGTGGTAGAACATTCTGAAAGGTGCGATGCTTGTCAAGAGAATTGTAAAGTAGTAGAAGAATGATATTACTTGTAGACGCAGATAGTTTAGTGTTCGCAAGTTGCTACAAACCTAGAGAGGAAGAAGGATCATTTTTTGAAAACATTGAAGATGTTATTTTGAAATTTGATGAGACTTTTCAAAGGGTTGTAAATGAACTATCGGAGTTGTACGATGTAGAAGAAGTTTTAGTATTTAATGATAGCAGGGGAAACTTTAGAAAGCTAATTACTAAGAAATACAAAGCCAACAGAACAGGACAAAAACCTCCTTTATTACCTCAAATACATGATCATGTCAGAAAGGTTTACAAAGGCATTCAAGGTTGTGGAATGGAAACAGATGATTTAGTTGCAGCACATTGGAAATCCTTAAGCGACATTTACGGAAGAGATAAGGTAATGATTGTTAGCATTGATAAAGATTACCTTCAATTCCCTGCGTTGATATATAAGTACAACAAAAAAGAAGTTTTAGACATATCGGAGTATGATGCTTTAAAAAACTTTTACACTCAAATGATAGTCGGGGATACTGCGGATAACGTCAACTACTTTAAAGGAAAGGGAATCAAGTTTGCAGAGAAATACTATGAGGACTGCGATACTAAATTTCAATTTACTAAACGGCTTTATATGCTTTTTAAAGAAAAGTACAAAAGCAAAGCCAAGGAGAAATATGTAGAATGCTACAACCTTTTAAAATTAAGAACATGAACTTAAAAGAGCAATTAAGCGAAAAAATAAAAACAAGAGATGAAGCAAGAAAATTAATTCTTGATCCATACATAGACCAAATAAAAATAGTTGGAATTACGAAAGGATTGAGAAGATTAGAAAAGGAAATAAATATTTTAATTAAACAGATAGAAAATGAAGAAAGCTAAAAGAATAGTAGGCACTTTGTTTATAATAATAGCAAGTGTTTTGATTTTAATAATTGGTAATTTTATAGACTTACACAAACCAAATGACAGATAGCATAGTAGAAAGTGTTCTAGACAAGTTTAAAGAACGCTCAGAGGAAGGAATAAATAAATACGGTGTGACATTAGATAGAAAAGATTTGAGTCCCTTAGAATGGCTTATTCATCTTCAAGAAGAATTGATGGATGCTACGTTATATATAGAGAGGTTAAAGAAAGAACTAGAACATTTAGATAGGATGAACAAAATATTGGAACTATGACAGAAATGGATTTAAAAGAAAAGTTAATTGACAAAATTGAACTTCTTATTTTAGAACATGAATACACAAATTATTGTATTATGGCTGAAGAATTATCTGAATTAATGCTTGATGAAATGATTAATATAAACAATATGAGTAAAACAGATAAAGATTATTTAGCACATTTAAGTGTTAATAAAATGAAACAATTAATTAGTTAATCTAATAAAAAATGACAGAAAGAGAAAAAAACGCAAGTGATAAGGCACAAAAACTAATCAGTAGATTTATTAGTGAATGTGAAGTAGATGAAGATTCTGCAAAGAAAGCAGGTTTGATTCTTATAGATGAATTATTTAAGTGGGGACTGCCTTACACCTATCAAATAGAATTTTGGACAGAGGTTAAAAGATATTTAAAATGACTGCACAGGAAATTAGCGATAAGATAATCAAGAAAACAGGAGTTAATGTTTTTGAAGATACAAGGAGGAAGGAAGTGATTCATTACCGTTCACTACTCATTTACCTTCTTAGAGAAAAGATGAATCTTAGATGGATGAACATAGCGTTATTCTTTAAGGCAAATGACAAGAATATAACACACGCAACTGTCATACATTCACATCATTATTACAAGGTGTACAAGGATGAAAATCCTAAACTTGAAGAGTTAGAAAAACAGTTTAACTTTACACCTGTCGATCTTGACACACTAGATAAAATACATATGCTAGAAAATAAGGTTAAAAATTTAAAAAAAGTAATTCAGAGATATGAAAAAGTTAATTAAAAAAATAGGTGAATACATAATAGATTACTTCACAGATACTGATTCTAATAAATTAGAGATTAGTATTCCCAAAAACTTCAAGACAAAGAAGGAGCAGAATTTCTTTATTAGAAGGACAAAGGATTTTATAATAGAAAACACAGAAGTTGGATAATGGAAGATTTTGATAAGGATTATAAGGATGGAAATAATATTGAGAAAGTAGTATTAAATCGGATATTAAAAAAGCATCCAAAAGCCTATATCAAAGAAGGATTATTTAAAGGGTGGGATATACACATCCCCGAAATAGATAAAACAGTAGAAGTTAAGTTTGATCGTGTTGCTGAGAAAGGAAAAAACATCTTAATAGAAATTGAATCAAATAATGAACCATCGGGAATGTCAACATCAAAGGCTGACTTTTGGGTAATATATGATAACATTGAATTTTATTGGTTTAAGACAGAGCAGATAAGAAAGTGTATCTATGAGAACAAATTAGATTGGAGGGAATATAGAGCCAAGCAAGACAAGAAGTTAAAAAAGGCTTACATGATAAATAAAGAATTACTTTTAAAATACAAATTGAATAAACAAAAATAAATTATGGATGGCAGACAAAAAAACGGAGGGATAAGACAAGGGGCAGGACGTCCTAAAAAGGCAGATGAAGAAAAGTTAATAGAAAAACTAGATGCATTAATTGATTCTGATAAGGTAGTAATGAAGTTAGGTGAGATGTGTCTTAAAGGAGATTCAAGAGCATTAACACTTTACTTCAATTACAGGTATGGAAAGCCAAAAGAGAAAATAGATATATCTGCAAGTGAAGGTTTAAATGTCAACTTTAAGGATTTGATTCAGTTTAGTGATTAAGGTTAACCCGAAGTATTCACCAATCTCAAAATCGGATTCTAGGTATTTTATTGTAACAGGTGGAAGAGGTAGTGGTAAATCCTTTTCCATTAACTTGATGTTGTGCCTTTTAACCTATGAGAAAGGACACGTTATCCTTTTTAGTAGGTACACATTAACGTCTGCTTATGTATCTATAATTCCCGAATTTATAGAGAAGTTAGAACTGCTTAATATTTTTGATCATTTCCAAATTACAAAGGATGAGATTCAAAATAAAATATCGGGTTCAAAGATTATCTTCAAAGGAATAAAAACCTCATCGGGTGATCAAACTGCCAATCTAAAGTCATTGCAAGGTGTCACTACATTTGTATTGGATGAGGCTGAAGAACTAACCAACGAGGACACATTTGATAAGATAGATTTATCTGTACGTTCTCAGATTCAAACCAACAGGATTATCTTGATTCTAAACCCAACAACAAAAGAACATTGGATTTACCAAAGGTTCTTCCAAGACAAAGGAATACAAGAAGGGGTAAACACTAGTAAAGAGGATGTGACATATATCCACACCACTTACCTTGACAACATTCAAAACCTTTCAGAAAGTTACCTATCCCAAATACAAAACATTAGGGTAAGACGTCCCAACAAATACAAGCATCAAATACTAGGGGGATGGCTAGATAAAGCCGAAGGTGTTATTTTCGATAATTGGAAAATAGGAGAATTTAAAAAGATAGGGGTTTCTGTGTTTGGGCAAGATTATGGATTTGCATCAGATGAATCTACGCTAATTGAAACTAACATTGACACAACAAATAAAATCATCTATCTAAGGGAATGTTTTTATATTAAACATCTAACCACATCAGAGATTGCAGAATTGAATTTGAAACACGCAGGTGATGCTTTAATAATAGGGGATAGTGCAGAACCTAGATTGATAAATGAACTTAAATCTAAGGGTAGTAAAATAGTTGCATCTGTAAAAGGACAAGGTTCTATTACCTATGGAATATCCTTGATTCAAGATTATGATTTAATAGTATCTGAAGATTCGGTTAATCTGATCAAAGAACTTAACAATTACTGTTGGCTAGAACGTAAATCAAAAACTCCACAGGATTCCCACAATCACCTTCTTGATGCACTTAGGTACTCGGTTACCTATCAATTACAAAACCCCAATAGGGGTAAATATCATGTTAGATAATAAAGTTTTTGTTTTA